GCGACGACACGCAGAGTCCATCTTTTATCGGGAGGGACTCAATTATTCATTTCCCGGTCGCCCACCTAGGTGGGCTTGCTGCGTTGACGAGACGGTCGGTCAGCTTTCTTCTTGCGGGGCCGTGACCTAGATTTCCGTACTCTGGACGGGGGCTTCGACGCCACCTTACCAACTTGCTTAGTATTCTCTGTTGGTTGAGGGATCTCTGTAAGATCACCATCACACTCAACAATACCAGGCTTAGCATTAGGAGGAGGACGGTTGCAACAAACAGGAGGATATAATATATCTTCTGTCGTGGCGTTGTCGATCCAATCATTAAATTTAGAATGATCAAAATCAGGCAACATTCCTTTGCAACACTCGTACATCCAACTATTGTTAACGTTGGGATAGTGGACATCTTTTGGAACATCTCCATTCCAAATGTCCAAAGAGTTGTCATAGGTCATAGACTTTTCAAAAAGAGCTGTCACTTTTGTTACAAGCTTACCAACTACTGGAGTGTTAGAATCAGTGAGACTTAATGCATATGCTTTCTCAAACAATTTCTTCTGTTGGGTAATGTTCGATGGCATCGCTACAGTGACATGGAATTTGGACAAAATTCTCTTTATATCACACATAGACGATGGGTCGCCAAACCAGACATCGGGCCCATAATGTCTCGACAAGAACACCACACCAACAGATCCTCTTTTCACTTCTTCACACTTCAGAGTCAAACCAAGACGGTTCGCTGTGGAATCCATGATCTGTTTGTCTAAATCGACAACCAAACCATCATCTCCACCGGCGACACCTAAACGTGACCACGCTTCTTCAGGGGTCAAATAACTACCACTAGAATCACGTGATCGGCGAAAAGCAACGTAACTGACAAAGGCATTGTCATCAGTATTTTGAACAGAAGTCTCAGCAGATCCAGACAACCTCGACTCACCAGTGTGATAGGTCACGCCAAATCGGGTTCTCGCGGATCTTGAACGCTGTTTCTTCAAACATTCCAATAGTTCAGGACGAACTGACGGATGAAATACTGACAACACTTCCATCTGCTGCTTGAGTCGGAAAATTGCATTGATTGAGCCATCAAAGAACGAATAATCAGTAATCAAGGCGTTACAACGCGCACCTCGACATAATTCAGCTACTCGATCAGCAACCTTACAGGGTTTCTTACCAAACGCATACCACGGCATAGTCT